CAATCACAACGTATTGCGACAGCGTTACGCCGCTAGGCGGTACCTGAGTAGTAAAGGAGTTTCCTGTAATCGGCTTAACATCAACAGCCGCGCCGTTATCAATCGCCCCGTATTTACCCGGCTCGTGCTGAGAGGCGGTAATCTCAAACGTAATGCCCTCTTTCTCTGCGATAGAGACCACGCGGAACAATTGAGCGTTTACTTGCGCGCTCTCGCTAACCCACACAGCACCCACAACGGGGACGTTAGAGAGCGGAGGATTAACCGTTACCGTGTTGCCATTGATACCGCTGATAGAGGACTCATAGGTACCACCTTGCGGCAACACTACGCGTAACGTATCGCCTACGGCCATGTTCGGGTCGATCTTGTCTAGCGTGACATGAGAGGTGTCCGAGGCCGAATGAATGCGCCCGCCTCTCCGTTGTGACGCGCGGGCCGGATCAGCTACCGCGATAATCTGTCCCGGCTGACACAAGGTACCGTCCAGGCCCACGCTAAACGTAACCATGTTGGTTTCGTAGCGCGAAGTCAGAATAGACCATTGGCCTACACGTTGGGCCTGTGCGCGCGACGTGCAACCGAACGCGGTAATCTGTGCGCGGTTAATCCCGTAGCGCGCAATACCGTCTCGATCCTCAACGTACTCAGGCTCCGGCTTATATGCGTTATCCGGGTTGTTCCATTGCACTACCGCGCATGTGTACCGAGTTTTTAGCGAGCTACCAACGTACTTGAACTGTCCGCCGATAACGTTAGCCGCCGTGTACAGATACACCGGGTCTCCCGGCATGTCCGCCGTAGCCACCACCGAGCCAGCCGACCAATACGCCATACCGCGAAAGATGCTAGCAAGGTCTTGGAGAACCTTGTACGCGTCTACGCGAGCTTGGATATAACAGTTACAGGTAAAGCGCGGCTCAAGACCTCCTTTACCGTCACTAACCATTACATCGCAGTACTGAGCGATTTGGTACAAAGAATACCGGTCTAGCATGGATGCATCTACGAACTGGCCTAGCCCGTAGATAGGGTTTAAGCAGAGGTCATAGAAAATCCATGCGGGGTTATCCGTCCACGCAGTTACAAACGATCCGTCCCAATTGCCTACGTATGTACGGAGGTTAGGGTTATAGTTTGAAGGGACTTTAACTAACAGACCCTTCATATCGTAGGAGCGCGTAGGGATGGACGAAAACTGTACTGCGTCCACCGACAAGGCCGCGATAGCGCTATACGGATAACGGAGCTTTGCATCCACTACCAACGAGTAACTAACTACGTTCGTGGTGTCCTGAATGTACACGCTAGTAGTGTCGTCAGTAATCCGCACCACACGTAGCGCGTACTGCGACGTAGCGCCCGATAAAGGGATACGGTGTGAGCGGTTATACGAGCCGGAGCACTTACCGTTAAAGGACGTAGCAATAACGATATTGAACGGTCCACCGTCCACGGAGAGTTGCACTTGGTACGCCACCTCATACCCGCTAACGTCTCCTGTGCTAGCGTTCGTACTGCTAAGAGACTGGACGCCGAGCGTAACTACGATTGCGTTTTTAGTAATGTCGGTAACTACCACATTCCACGGCGTTACCTTCTTAAGCTCCACGCCTACGCTAGTCTCATTAGCGGAGGTATCGAACCCGGATATATACGTTTGGTCCACGTCCCCGAACCGGAACGCAAACGCGTCCACATTGTAATTATACGTACCATTCGCGTTCTTGATAGGAACGTCATTCAGGTACGTATCTTGTTGCGGGTCACCGGAGGGCGGGCCGTAGATTGGACCCATACTGATAAGGTCCATGACCTGAGCGTAGGTAATGCTTTGTAGGCTATCGTTAGCCTGGGTTGGCGTAGAACTGCCTCCGCCTTTAGCGCCCTTAAGTGCCTGCATAGATTCTCCTTACGAGGTAATTACGTAGTTGCCGCCTACTAGCTGTACCGTTCCGTCTTGCGCGAGTAGGCCCTCGCTAATGACCGTAGAACCGACGCGCATACGTCCGTACAGGAGCGGGACCGGCCCGCCTTGATACGTTGTGTTTTGCGCCCCGTTAAAGTCATAGGACGTTGTTTGTGTTGCGGAGTTAGGTGAGGAGTGCGGGGCGAGCATTTGAGCGATGCCGCCTAGTGCCATACTTGCGCCCATAAGCATCATTTGGGTTCCGTATGGGTTCCCAAAGTATGTGGACACAGCACCGACCACCACAAGAGCGATACCCGCAATTGTTTGAAAGAGCCCCGCCTTTTTGCTCCCTGACACAATCGGCGCAATGCGAATATCATCCGAGCCGCTAGGGTGCGTTAGTTGGTTCTCTCCGATGTTGCGGTTGCCTACGAGTACCGCGTACTCAATGCCCCGCTCACGGCTAGTCATAAGCTCCCGCTCGAAACCGGGAACCATAGCGATAAGCGCGCGCAAGGCGTCCCGTGGAGACGAGAGGACGTACCTATGAGTCCGCCCGTACTTTGCCCCTAGCTTTCCGTACAGCTTTACTGTGCGGACTTGTTCCATGTGTGCGCCTCCTTATGTCTAAGCGTGCGCGTTACGTAATCCGCGTACCGAGCAAACAAATCATGTCGGGATAGCTGGCCGTAGCAGTGGTGGAGTATTTGGCCGTCACCCACATAAACCGCCGCATGATTAGGTACGTTGTTACGCGAGCGGATACGCATAAGGAGAACGTCTCCCACCTCTAGCGGTACGTCGTTCTCCGTGAGAGATACAAAGCCCGCTTTAGGAAAGCCCTCCGTGTACAAGTCGCTATGCCCGTCATCCCACCATTCCGAGGAGCGGGGAAAGTCCGGTAGGTCTATCCCGTGGGTTTGCCAGTACCACCGGCGGATAAGGCCGTAACAATCGTTAGTACCGTGTGAAAACTCGCAACCAACGAGAGGGGCGGAGTACCCGCTAGGGCTAAACTCATGCCAGTCCTCAATAGCTATAGAGCCGTCCGCCTGTGCGCCCAAAGAGACGATTATCCACAAAGGGATACCGGCCTCCTCACATACGGTTAAGTCATGCTGCGATGGTCTAGCGCTAGCGCCTGGGTGTGAGTGGACAAGGGCTGTAATAGTCCCGAACGTCTCCGCCGCTACGTAGTCGTCCGGGTCTAGGTCGAAACCCTCCGTAGGCGTTGCGGAGGCGTTACGGCAAGGGAAATACTCACCGTTGACCACCAAGCCGCAACACTCATTAGGGTAGGACTCCAAAGCATGGCGGGTGATAGACTCCCTAAGTGCTGCGCTAATCAAAGCGTGCCCGCCGTACCCGCAGCCGGGAACCCGCCGAACGGTAAAGGATTGTCCGCACCGAATCGACACTTACAGCTAGATAGCCTACGTCCGCATACGTCTTGCGAGGGGTCACTAACCGGATTGTTGTTAGCGTCAAAGTACGCGGTCCCCGTATAGCCGCAGATAGGGCCACGGTACGCCCACTCTTGCGGACACAACGTAGCCACTACCTGGCGGTTAGGTAGTTGCCTCCCGGAGAAGTCCAGCACGGACGACAAGGTAAACTCAACGTTAAGGTTAGTCTCCGCCGTCTTTTGCTCGATAAGCCAAAGCTCTACCGGCATTTCCGCCGTGGGGTCCGCCGTGGGTTGGCCGTCCAGGTACTTGGCTAGTGTTCGGTGCCGCTTCACCTTTGCGCCTACGAGGTCACCCAGGAGAATACACAGAGCGGAAATAGAACCGTCCAGGTTAGCCACGGTGAGAGTTGGTGAGGGCTGAGACGCCCCGCCGACACGCTCAAAGCCTTGGGCCATGATCGGCCATGCGGTGTACTCCACGCCTTGCCAAACGATAGGACCGGCCTGTAGGTGCGCGTGGAACCGCAACACGTCCCCGCCCATTACTGAGGAGTCCAATTCGTAAAGCTCGATAAGCGCGCCGGGTTCTAATTGCTGTACGTCAGAGGCGATACTCACTTGTTCACACCGTACATACTAATAGTCCCGGAGGACAAGTTACCCGCACTGGCAAAGAAAATAACCGCGTTGACGGGCAGTGCACTTGCGCTTGAGAATAAGCCGCCGCTCATTTCTACCATTCGGTGCGCGTTGTCTACCAGTACCGATGTAAAGCTACCCTTAACCATCTTGCTTTGTCCGGTAGATGCAGGGCTGTAAAACTTGAGCGTCCCGTCTAACCGTTGGCCTGCTGCATTACCAAGACCGCCACTAACTGTAATGGCTGTTTGTGAGCCGCCCTGGCCGATTACGCCGCCCGTACCTACAACTACCTGGTTAAGCGCAAAGGTGTAGCCAGCCGAGCTAACCCAGGTGGCTCCGCCGTCATTAGAGAATTGCATATACAGGGCTACACCGCTTGTTGCAGGGATAATGCCCGTTATGTCGAATTCATATACGTTGTACGTGGCGTCGATACCCGTAAATACTAGCGAGTTATTAGCGGCGGTTTTTGTGGTAATTAGCGTCCGCCCAACTCCAAGGTTGGTGCGAGCCGCAGCCGCCGTAGTACTTCCCGTACCGCCGCTTGAAATAGGAAGGGCGGAGGTTAGACCCCCCGTAAGAGTGGCCGCACCGGTAACCACTAAAGTACCGCCCACGGTCTCATTTCCGTTGACCGTACAGTTACCGTTGACAATCTCGTTATCCGAGTTTGAGCGACCTCGCGTAAGCACATTCCACGCGTGCGCGCCGTCCGTGTCCATTAAGACGGACTCACCGGGGTTCAGCTTGGAGAGTGCTACGGTGTCGGCGGAGCCGGTAGTAATAGCCAGCGTTACAACGGTCGTCCCTATATTGCGGAGAAGGATAACGCTATCCGCCGTACAGGTGGACGCAGCGGGGAGATTTACGACACCCGCACTCGCTAGCGTGATATTTACGCGCTTGCCTACGTGAGCCACGGTGAGCGCTTGGGCCGTGGTAATGCCGGTAGCGGAGGTAAGGGCCGCTTGTGCCTGGAGTACGGCTACGTTGGCGTTGACTTTCGAGAAAGCGGAGCGGACTGTATCCCCGTCCGAGCCAGCCGGGGCCGTACCTTGGTTAATCGTTACTAATGCGGTCACGGGCTAAACACCTCCTCAAAATTTGCGCTTAACGTGTACATATCGCCTCCTGAAGCCTTGAGGGAATAGTCTGCACACCTGAATAAAGATTGCACGCCAAGTGGCGGCGTCCAGTAAAAGGACGTGGACCCGTTGAGCGCGTCTAGGAATGCCTTGATAGGCGTAATCTCTGCGGACGTGCCTGCAAAGGTTAGAGGCCAGGTACCCTTTTTGTTGTTGATACCGTTTGGTACGGACTGGCTGTACCCGTCTCCGAATTGAGCAACCCGCGTATCAAACTTGGTTTGCCCTGTAGGGTCTACGAGAGGAGACCACGTAAATACTTGGGTTGTCATGCGTACTCCTATTAAATCTGGCCGTACTTCATTTGATAAGCAAAGCCCCCTTGGCCGCGCATTCGTTGCGTCATTCTTTGGTCCACAAACGCTTGGACGAGTGCATGCATATCCTTAGCGTCTTGGTCCGAGAGCCCGCCGCCTTGTCCGTGGTTTACGGTAATGCTGATTCCACCACCTGAACCGGAGCCGCCTCCGCCGCCTGCACCCACTGGCCCGCCTGTAGCGAAGTGCGCCGTATGGCCGGAGTTGATCGACTCCAGCAAACCCCGGTACTTGCGTGTAGAGGCTGCGTTAATAACGTACTCACCGTTAGAGAGCATGGCCGGGATACTATCGCTAGTGCCGGTTCCGGGGCCGCTAATGTGTCCGCCGTCCGCGTAGTGACCTACGGCACCGCCAGTAGAGAACCCGCCCCAAGAGCTAGCCACACTTTGGAAAATCTGCATTTCCGCAGCATGGAGCGCTATCTTTGCCATATCGGCGAGGATGCTTGATGCGAAGTCGCTAAAGTTGAGTTTGCCGGTTGTAACAAACGAGTCCAAGGCGTTTGAAATGTCGCCCCAAGCCGTAGTGAATGCCTGTCCTACGTACTCCGCCCCGGTCTTTCCATAGCTTGCAATATTGGTTACCGCTAAGTGGATTTGGTCCTGATAGCTGTCCCGGATTGCTTGCTCATTTCGGAGGTGCTCTTGTAGTTGGGTCTCTTGCGCGGAGAACGCGTCTGCGGCTACCTGGAGCTTTTGGTCATACAGGTCTTGGTCTATCTTCTTGGAATCGTATTGCTCCTTTAGCGCCCATACTTCCTGATAGTACGCCTCTCGGATTCGAAGCTCCGCCGCGTAGTTAGCCTTTGCCTGAGGGAGCATAAATCGCGTGTCGTCTTGGGCGGTGTACGCGTCTTGGTTACGCTGTAGGTGCGCGCGTTGCTGCGTCCTGTACTTTTCTACGAGGGCCGTGCGCTTAGATTGCTCCTTATCCATTGCGCGCGTGTAATCTGCGTCCGTAGCCTGTAACTTGGCTTGGATTTTCTGTACTTCCGCAAGGGCCTCCTCACGCGCGGCTTTTTCCTTCTTACCGCTCGCCAGTTCTACGCGCTGCTGTGCCGCCGCTATCTCTTGCCGATACGAGTCTTGGTCAATCGTTTTGACTCGTTCGTAGTACTCGCGGTAGTCGCTAGCTCCCGTGTCGTAGTCGTTCTTTGCTTTGGCTAAGGAGTCCCGTCGATCCGACTCAAGCTGAGCAATACGGTTCTTTTGATCGACCATAGCCGCGTTAATCGCGTCGCGTTGCGCCGCCGCTGCACCTTGGTTGACCTTCTTAGAGTATTGTGTGTCAATCTCTGAGATATTGGCGTTATGCCGCTGCAATGCTGCTGCGTAGTCCGCTGAGCTTTTATCAAGGTCTTGCGTAGCCTTGCGGAAAGCCTCGTTTTCCTTCTGCAAGTCGTTAGCGTGCCTCTGCGTTGGACTTGCGTACTTGTCGGATTGTAGATAGGCGCTAACCGCTACCTTTGCGTCTCCGCCACTGGCCGATTGTTCGCGGGCGCGTTGGGCCTTGAACTCCGCCGCTTGTTGGTCCCGGAGTACGTCCAGCTTCTTTTGCTCTACCGCTAGCTGTTGCTCAGCGGCGCGCGCGGCGGCGAGATTACCCATGCGCCGCTGATCGGTGATATTCCGCTGTACGGCCTCTACTACGCTCAGTTGATCGCCAACCTGCTTAGTGATACCGTCAGGGATACCGATGCCCATAATCGCGGTTTTGACGCGACCCACGATGCTCGCCCAATCGGTCCACCAACGCTCAACCGCGCCCATGTGCTTATTCGCGTCCTCCTCAATAGCCGCATGTGAGTTTGCGAGGTCTTGCATAATGGCGCGCGTTGCGCTCGCGGTGTCACCGAGCTTTACGAAGTTTTCTATTTCTTCTACTTGGGACGCGCTAAACGTATGGTGCGCGCGTTGGTACTCCGTGACCCACTTAATCACGTCCTCTTGAATCTTAGCGAGCGACTCCGCCGCCTTGTCTGTACCAATGCCAATATCACTTGACATAGCAATTGCGGCTTGTGCGGCTAGGCTGAGGTTACCCGCCGTGAATGCGCCGGTAGCGGCCACCTGTGCCAGTGCCTCCCGAGCCGCACTGAGGCCCGCATAGGTCTTGGCAAGTCCGTTAGACATTGCTACAAGTTGCTCTGTGGACAGACCGAGATAGCCGCCAGTAGACGCAATAGCCTTATTGAACGCTTCCGCTTGCTCATGGCCCGCGTAGACTTGGTGCGCGAATAGGTACGCCGCCGCAGCGGTAGCCGTCAATGCTAGGCCAACCGGGGTTAGGACAAGGCCCATAAAGTTAATACGCTCGCCCAACACCATGAGCGAACCAGCAAAGTTTTTCCAGCTTCCTTGCGAGGCCTCATGAGCCAACACTAGCAACTCGCGGCGCGCGGCGGAAGTCTTAAAGCCAAGCTCCTCTGTGTGCTTACTGGCTTCTTCAATCTTGCCGATGTACGTAGAAACCGAGCCCGCAATACCAAGCTGCGCGGCTTTCATTTGCAAAAGCTCCGCGCGCGTCTTACCCGCTTGGTCCGCTGTGCGGGCTAGCTGCGAAACGAAATTATTAATTGCCCGTGCGGAGGCATTAGAGCCGCTCTGTGTAGCCTCTGCGATAGCGTCCTGTGCAACCTGTACGCGTCGCGCGGCTTGGTCCTGCGTTTGTTGGAACGCCTCAGCGGAGCGACGCGCCCTGTCTAGCTCCGCCGTGTAGCCGGAGGCGTCCGCAGTGATTTTAACTGTGGTACGGTTATCCGCCATTGTTTACCACCTCCAATATTTTCTCCGATACCGCCGCGCCAGCCTCTACCCGTTTAGCCTCGTAGGCGGGACGAATGAACGGCTTAGCCGCCATTTTTGAGGTACCGAATTCCAGTAGCCGCGCGTACCAGGCATCTTGATTGATGAACACCGAGTAAGTGGCAATCTCTCCAGTTACGGAGTCCTCAGGGATATAAGCGGTCTTAATTGCGTTCTCTAACGTACCGGTACGGTAGTGCGGCATAGCCCGTACCTTGATTTCCCGGTAAAACACAAAAGCCCCGGCTAACGCACCTTTACGTAGCGCAGCCTCTGTAGTGGCTTGCGCTGCATTTTCTAGTACGTCAGTCAGGGCGTTTGGATTTTGAACGGTGAATGATGATCTGTTTGTTGCCACTCTTTCTAGCCTCCGTGAGGTTGACGCCAAATAGGGCCGCGATGTTCTCAGCCGGAGGCGGGGCCTCGTCTACTGGTTCCTTAGCCCACGGGATAAAATCAAGAGGCATGTACGGCTTGGTATCCTTGCCGCGATTGACGTTAGCAACAACACTCGCCACCGTGCCTGTGCGGAGGTCGTCTATACGTTCTCCGAATGGTTCTATGGAGTAGTACGCTACCCACTCGCCAAACTCGGCACTAGACATGACGCTCTGTAACTCGTCTACCGTCCTACCCATTTTTAAAGCCAGCCGGAACCACATTAGGCGTTCCGGGCTGGCCCTTAGTTTTTTGCCGCTTCTTCCTGCGCAGCCGCACCAATGCCGTTTACCGCCATGGCGTGCTTAGCCACTTCACCAATAGCGTTTGCATCTGAGTCCTGGATTGCGGCCACGTCCTCAGCGGTAAACATTGGCTTATGTTCATCGTCCACAACCGTAGCGGCAACAATAGCCGCCTCAAAATGGGACGTTGATTTGTCGCCCGCCTCAATGATCTTGTGGAACTCGTCCCGAGCCTTGCCCGTAAGCACGCGGAATTTCACAACAGCGCTGAGTGCCTTAACTTCGATCTCTTTAACTTCCGCACGGACGGCGGTAAGGAATTGTTCTTTATTCACTAGGTATCCTTAGTATCTGGAGGCCGGAGCCTCCCGCGTTGTGCTAAAAGTTAGGGAGCTACCGTAACGGTGATATCGCCGGTAATAGAGAGCGCGATATTGCCCGTGTACACAGAGTCAACCTTTGCGCCAATCGGGAACGTGGTTACGAATGCATTAAAGGCCAACATAGAGCCGTCCGAAAGGGTCACCTTAAAGCTACGTTCCGTGCCGTCTTTCTTAGCCGCGAGCAATGCAGCGTGCGACGCTTCTTTGAGGTTAATCTGAGTGGCTAGGGTCACCGTACCCCAATCCTGGAGACCAAGACGCCGCTCCTTAGCTGTGGATTCCAGTGTAGTAACGTCAATCTCCGCCGCCTTGCCGTCAAAACCGGAAATGTCCGATACGTTGGTAACGTCAGTAAAGCTAGGCGTACCGGACGTGCCGGTGTCAAGCTCAATCTTGGTGCCTTGGGCCGAAAGTGCCGTAGAGGTCATGTGTAGTCCTTAAGAATAGGTGACTGAAAAATCTAGCGTTGAGCCGTACAGAAGGGTATCGGGCTCATACGTGCTAACCGGACCTCCGATAGGCACGGCTTTAACGGAGGGATTTACTAGCGCTTGGAACGCCTCCTCCATGAGGGCCGCAGCACCGAGCCGCGTATTGGCCCATGCTGTGACTTGCACGCGGACGTTACGGGTTGTGGGCGTTGCCGCGTCCACCGTTGCGAACGATTGCCCGCCTACAGCTTGGTACGTGAGCCAAGGGGCGGGCGTATGAGCCGGGGCTACGTCAGGATAGACGGAACCATTAGCCAGCCCGCTTAGGGCTGCGTACACGATTTGCTCAACCGACATACGTTAGCCTCCTTGGTTAGCGTTCTCCGTTACTACGAGGTCCGTGTACTCACGGGAGGCCGCGTTAGGCATAACGGAATTAATGTTAAAAATTTGTCCGTCCGCGCTAAGGGCTACAACACGGTCACCGTTGGTAACGTCCGTGCGGTATCGAATGCGGATAGAGCCCGAGGCTACATCAACCGAGGTACCGCCCGTAACTTTCTCAACGCCTTTAAGCTGGAGGACAGCGCCCCACACTTGGGCGTATTCCGTCCATGTGTTTGTAGGCTGGCCTAACGCGTCCTTTCCCGTCTTGCGCTGCAAACTGAGGCGAGTACTTAGCGTACCGGCACGGAGGCCGGTTACGACTCGCTTAGATGGTCTGCGCGATACCATTACGCTAATGCCGGGTCACGGTCACGGGCGAGAATGGAAACCACAGCGGGGCCAATTGGATCATTAGCCCCTTCCCGATCCTCATACAGGGATGACAATACGAGGAGGGTTGCGGTTTGAATGCGCGCGGGGTACGGCGTGGTTGTGCCGTCATACGGCGGAGGGTCAGGCCACTTTAGATAGCTCGCCACAATGTCACTTGCGGCGGCCACCATCGTGGTTAGCTCTGTGTCGCTATAGTCGTCGTTAAGACGTAGCTGAGCCTTGGCTTGGTCTAAGGAGATAATGCTCACTCCGCGCTACCTCCGTCATCCGTTGTTGCGGGCTCAGCCGTGGGCGTGCCCTGTGGCGCATTTCCAGCCCCTCCAGCGGGTTGCGGAGGTGCGGCCAAGGGGTTTGTCTTGTCGCGCTCCGCGAGGGCCGCAAGGCTGTAATTCTGCTGTTGCAAGTACGGCGTATCCCCGCCCTCAACCGGAGGGAGACCAACAGTAGCGCGGGCCTCGTTGGGCTTCATGTAGCCCGCCCCGATTGCTTGCGCGTTAGCCGTGTGCTGTGCGGACTCGTCCATACGCATGAGGCCCTTGGTATCGAACTTGAGCGAACTATCATCGGGGAGGTTAAGCCCGTCATCTAGCAATAACTCGATTGACTCCAGGTACGCTTGCAAGCAATCCGAGTAATACATGGACTCATAGATTGCCGAGCTATTAGCCGTGCGTGCGCCGCCGTCAAGGCCGATTTTGTGTCCCGGTACGTGAAAGCATCGCGCCACGTCTTGCGCCGTCCATTGCAATTGCTCAATGGTTTGTGCGTCCGCGCCGCTCATGGTCATATGGGTAAGCGTAAGGCCGTCACCGCCGACCATGACTTTACCGGCATTGTTGCCGCTATAGCCGCTCTCTACTTGTGCCTTAAGACGCGCCGCCGTGTCGTTGCTGATAGCAGCCGGGGCGGACATGAATACAGAGGGGCGGGCCGCGTTGCTAAAGAATGCCGCGCTATTCGTGGAGATTGCGTTAGACAACGTAGCGGAGGACGCGCACGCCGCGATAGGAGTCATGCCAATGAGCGGGTGCCAAGAGGTCATACCCCTGTCATGAATCATATCCCGCGCGGGGACTACCCACGCCTCCAAGGGGCTAACCTGTAGCGGGCTCATGGTGATTTGATAAAACACTGAGCCGTCCGGGGCTACCAAAGGTACAACGTACCGAGGATTAAGAACGTCCATTTGGATTACTACGCCCATGCTGTTGCGCGTAAGCAGTACAAAGGCGTTGCCGTGGGTTAGCTTGCTTCCTACCCAGGTCTTAAAGAATTGGAACCGGGTTTGATACGGGTTAGGCTTACGCAGTACGTTTGTGTATCGCGGGGCCGTGGACTCTTGCCACACGCCGTCAATTAGCTTTACGTATTTTGTGCGGAGCTTGGCTACGTCAGAGGAGATAAGGTCTACGCACGCGAACACGGCGGAGCTAGCCAGCATTCCGTCTCGCGTAGTGAGTGACGAATTCTGTTGCCATGCACCCATGAACGGCTCACGGATAAATCCGGCTGAGCCACTAGACGCTATGGCGGTACTCCCCACGGGTAACGCGCTACGTTTGAACTTCCGCAGACCATCAAGAGCCTTGGTTACGATACTCGCCATTAGGCCTCCTTACGAGAACGGCCACGGCGCGGCGTAGCCGGTTGCTCCGCTGGCTCACTTGCTTCCGTGTGCGTCTTAACGTCACCCGCGATACAGAGCAAGCGGGCAAGCGCTACATGCATATCTACTACGTCACCCGCGTTAATCACGCGGTCTAAAACTACCCTCCGAAGGGCTTTAACCTTTACCAACATATAAAATCCTTTGAAGGGTACCCACCCTCCTAAGAGGGTAGGCACATGTGTTAGTACGTCTAAGTAAATTACTTGTACTTATCGGCACCCGAGATTTTCGCTGCGATACCAGCGCGGCGCGGAGCCCAATTGATAAATTGGCCGATCTTAACCGCCACTTGGTTGGTCTGGAACATCGAGACCGCAGCCGAACCCGCCGTGTCCGGTGCGCTATCCATAATCAGCGACGCCTCACGCGAGAAGTCAATTTCCGGGCCTGCGTCCTCAGAGAGGTAAATCTCGTTCGGCAACAGAATGTCAATAACGTTACCCGCAACGTTGTTAGACGTGATAACCGGGAAACCCTCCAGCGTACCGCCGTTGAGGTCAAGGCCGGGGAACCACTTAGCGCCGAGTGCGTTACGCAGCGAACCCAAATGCAAAGCACGGGCAGGCGACATAAGCAAACGAATACCACCAACCGGGAGGTTGGCCGCAATCATCGGCGCAATAGCCGCTTGCAGGTCCGCAATGAGGTCCAGTGCCGATTGCGAGCCGTCCGTAGTGCCGAGCGTAGCGCCCGAGGCAACCGGAGTAACGCCGTAGAACAGACCAGCCGGGCTAACCGCCGTGGCCGCACCCGAACCGAGGAACGTAGCATCCAGACCTTGCGCCGTTGCCTCAACGAGGTTAGACAGCACCAACGACTCTACAGCCGGGTTGGAGAACTTGATAATCTCGTCCGAGAATGCCGAGATTGCGTACACCTTGTTCCAACCGAGGTTGACGTTAAAGAACGAGGCGGACGTAACCGGCGTATTCTTAGCTTCACCGACCCAACCGACCTGAGTACCACCGTTCATACCGTTAATACGGACGTTGAACGGAATCTTACGCATACCCTCCAAGCGACCCATAACCGTCTGCGGGTACAGCAGTTCAATAAAGTCCGCTGCGTACACTTCCGGGTAAATCAGGTTGCCCGCCCATGCCGCAACGGAGGTAGTACCAGCAGCGACAGCAGCCTTAACCACGCCATTAACAACCGCGTCATCCTTGTAGTGCTTAGCGGCCATTTGCTCAGCCAGCATCAAGTTACCGCGAGCGGCCATGAGCGTGAGCGCAACGCGGGCAACGGACGCACCCTTTTGCTTGTTGTCCTTAACTTCGACGCGCGAGGTGTCCGTAACGGTAAGGCCCTTTTCCGTAACGGCAACCGCAGCCGCAGCTACGCGGGCTTCTTCTTCCTTAAGCAGCGCAACGCGCGATTCGAGAGCCTTAATCTCCGCCTTGAATGCTTCAGCTTGCGTAACCTCGTCATCCGACATTTGCATGCCCTTGTTGACGATTGCGGCCAGCGAGTCCGACTTAACGAGGATGTTGGCGAGGGCCAGTTTAATTTGTTCAGCGAGGGTCATATGTAGTCCTATGTTTAAATCAAAGAGAAAGCAGAAGTTTCCGAACACGCATTTCATGCGTTTTGCGCGAGGCTTCCGCTTCCTCTTGCGCCTTAACAACCTCAGCCGCAGCTAGCGCCGCCGCCTCGTCTTGCTCTTGGGTGTTTTCGCCCGGTACTTCGCCCGCTTGCGCGGCCTCAGCATCCTCTAGCGACTTGAACGCGGTAATGACCGCCTCCGGGTTGCACGGGATAGAAACCAA